GGCTCAAGCGATTGTCGCATTGTTGAGATGTTGATAAGTCGGTAGACAATTTCAGGCGGTTTCAGCGCCCTCGGGATGTTCTCGGGGGCGTTTTGTCGTTCATACCATACCCAACCTGCGGGCAGTGCTCGCAACGGAGCCGGTCAGTGGCCGATCCCAAGACGTACACGGAAGATGAGTACAATGCGATGCTGGCCGAACGCGATGCACTCAAGGCCAATCGCGACGAGATCCTGAAGGAAAAGAAGCGAGCCGATACCGCGCTCAAGGCGTGGGACGGTAAAGATCCCGCCCGATACGATGAACTCCTCAAGGCGGCCGAGGAAGCGGAGCGAAAAAAGGCGGCCTCGGAAGGCGACTTCAAAGCGCTCGAAAAACAGCTCGTCGACCGACACGCGCAGGAGATCGCCGGCAAGGAAGGCCGGATCGGAAAACTGACCAAGGCGCTAGAACGTCGGCTGATCGATGCCGAGCTCACCCGCGCGATCGCAGCAAAGAAAGGCGACCCGGACTTGCTGTTGCCCTATGCGCGTCAGTTCGGCCGCGTGAAAGAGACGGACGACGATTTTGAGGGGTTCGTGGCAGACGAACGCGGCAATCCGCTCGTGGCGGATGGTAAGGGGACGCCGATGACGTTCGACCTGTTTGTTGAACAGAACCTGATGACGAAGTTCCCGCGCGCCTTTGAGGGCACGGGCAGTTCCGGGGGTGGTGCTCCCAAGCCAAACGCCGGTGGCGCTGGTGGTGTGCGAGTCATTGCGGCCCCAGTTGGCGGCAGGTTCGGCAAGGACTTCGATCCTGAAGCCCTCTCCAAAGGAACCGCCGTTATCGAGTAGGACCACGGGCCGCTCCACCGTTCCTCCCCGGAGCACGACGTGACGAACACGATTACCCAAGTCCTCGGCAAACTGCTGGCCGACGGCGTCCTCGCTATCCGCCAGAACGCTATTGCCCCGCGCCTCGTCAATCGCGACTACGAGCCGCTGGCGGCTGAAAAGATGGGCAATGTCATCAACGTCCCGGTCCCGTCGGCCGTTGCGGCCCGTGCCGTAACCCCGTCGGTCGTGATGAACTCCAACGTCGCTTCGGCGCCGACCGTCGCGCTGGTGACGCTGGACCACTGGTACGAGGCGCCGTTCGAGGTCTCGGATTCCGATGTCGCGGCCATGTCGCCGACGTTCTTCCCCATGCAGGCGTCGGAAGCCATCAAGTCGCTCGGCAATGACGCCGATTCGTATCTCTACGGCAAGCATGTCGGCCTGTACGGCTTTGTTGGCGCCGCGGGCACGACCCCGTTTGCCTCTGGTGTGACGCTCGCCACCACGGCGCGGAAGCAGTTGAATGTCCAGCTCGCGCCGATGGATAACCGGTTCGTCATTCTCGATCCGTCGGCCGATGCGAATTTCATCGGTTCGCCGAACGTGATTCAGGCAAACTTCCGCGGCAATGCGGACGCGATCACCAACGGCGTCGCCGGTACGGTCCTCGGGTTCTCGTGGTACATGGACCAGAACATCACGACCTTCACGCCCGGGGCCGGCTGGGCGACGGGTTATATCGCTTCGACGGTGTCGGGTGCCGTTGGCCAGACCACGCTCAATGTCATCAACACGACGGCCTCGGGCGTGATCCTGGTCGGCGACATTTTCTCGTCGGGCGCGGGGACGTACGTCATCACCGCTCAGCAGACTACGACCGCGACCAGCGCGACGATTCTGACCTTCACTCCGGCACTCGCGACCGCGATTGCAACGGGTGCAGCGATCACGGTGCTGGGGACGGCCTACACGGTCAACCTCGCAGCGAACAAGTACGCCTTCGCGTGGGCCTCGCGCCCGCTCGCTGGCTCGCTGGTGGATGGCCACGTCTTCCAGGCGCCGACCGACCTGATTTCGGGTATCGCGCTCCGGCTCGAACTCTCGCGCCAGTACAAGCTCGAGACGCTGTCGTATGACTACCTCGCGGGTGCTGGACTGATTCGCCCGCAGTTGGCTTGCAAGATCCTCGGCTAACCGGATCGTGCGGCACGGGTAGGCGATGCGGTCTGCCCGTGCTGCACACTCGTTATGCCGACGATTGTTGCCACCATCGGGAGCGCGACCGCGAACTCGTTTGTGACGGTTGCGGAATGCGACGCCTATTGCGAAGGGCGTCTCAATGCCGATGCGTGGAATGCCGAACCGGATGACGACCAGAAAGCCCGCGCGCTGATTGATGCGACGCGGGAATTATCGAACAAGACCTGGATCGGTGCTGGCAGGGTCACGACCACGCAAGTCCTGAACTGGCCACGCGCCTTTGCGCTGAATCCTGATACGGCATGGATCGGGTATTCGTACTACCTCCAGACCGAGATTCCACAACGGGTCAAGGACGCGACGTGTGAACTGGCGTTGCAGTTCCTGATTCTGGGGCCGGTCGATCTTGCCTCGCTGGACCCGACACTCAATGTCCAGACGAAAAAGGTGGACGTGCTCTCCACCACCTATTTCGATCCACGCATCCGAGCGCAAGGGATTGAGCGCTTCCCGAGTGTGATGCGGTATATCGACCCCTTGCTCATCGGGTCCGGGATCAATGCCCCACTGGTGCGCGGCTGATGGCGAATTACGCGACGGACCATCTCGGCGCATTGCAGGACATCCGGAACGCGGGCGCGGATGTCACGTTCACGAACTCTGTCACGACTACGACTGAATCCACGGACGTAGAGTCTGCCCCGGTTGTCACGACTGTCACGGGCGCGGCCATTCGCGTGACGGGCAACCCGGCGACCTATGGCGGGATTGATCTGACGGTGGTCAGTCCGGTCACGCTCTTATTCGCGCCGGATACTTACGGCGAGCGACCCGCGCTTGGCAGCACAGTCAGTTGGGAAGGCGATACGTGGACCGTGCAGTCGGTCGCACCTCTGTCGCCTAGCGGCTCGGACATCATCTCGCGCGTGGTCGTGATATGAGCGACTTCGACGCGCAGGTCCGCTCATTTGCGCTGGCCGTCCCGGCGTACAGTCGGCGCGTGTTTGTGAATAGTGCGGCCGCGGTCAAAGACTCGATAACCAACGGCTCTGCAATCACCGGTTCGCCGGGCCAACCCGTCGATACCGGCGTCTTGCGCGCGAGCTGGCAACTGAACTTTGAGGATGCGAACACGGCCTCGATCTCAACCAATGTCGTCTACGCGCCGCAGATCGAGGACGGGATCAGCTGGCGAGGCAAGCCGCTGACACTGCGTTCGGCGGTCGGAGGTTTTCATAGTGTGAAGATGACCGTGCTGAACTTCATGCGACTTGTCGATGCGGTGAAGGCTCGATGATTGACGATGAGGCGATCCAACTGGCGCTGCGCACCCGACTCCTCACGGTTTCCGGCCTTCCTGCCGCAGCGAATCGCGTGAAGGTCAACAAGCAGTACGTCCAACTCGCTGGCGTGCCATATCTCGAGGAAGATTTTGTCCCGTCACCGCCGATTCTTGTGAGCACGCCGGGACAAGGCGGGACGATCCAAGGTTCAGGGCTCTACGTCATCCGCTGGTACGGCATTGCCGATAAGGGGTCTGCGGCGATTCGTGCCGGCGTACAAGCGATTCTCGCAAAGTTTACAATCGGGACTACGGTAGCGCTCACGAATGGCGATGCTGTCCGCATTGGGACACCGACCCAACCTGCGACCGGTGCCTATGCGGGCCAGATCAGACAAGCAGGTGCCGGATTCGCCGTCTGCACCGTGACTGTGCCCTACTGGATTTTGACACTCAATGTCATTGCCGCCTAACCCGTTCCACGACTCACCTCGCAGCCCTAGGAGAACATTATGACCACGTTCCAAACCGGCTCGCGCGTTCTCATCAATGTGCGGCGAGAGACGTCGTTCGGCGTCCAAGCCACGGCGACTGGCGCGAGCACGATGCGGATTATCGGCGGGAATGGGATGCAACTGAACTATGCCCAAGTCCAGTCCGTCGAGAAGCTCGCCAATTCGCTCACCTCAATGGGTCGGCTGGGCTACAAGTCCACAACCGGTGATTTCAACAAGGAACTGTCGGTCGGTGGCGTGACGGACATCGAAGTTGAAGCCGCCATGCGTGCGGCATGGACAGCGGCAGTCACCGGAGCCTTTGCGACCTTCACGACCGTTGCGGTCCAGACGAATGCACTGGTGGCGACCGCCGGTTCATTCATCACGCAAGGGGTGAAGGCCGGCGACATCTTCACGCTCTCTGGCACGTCCCAGGCCTCGAATAATGGGCGGAACATCCGTGCCATTGCGGTCACCACGGCCACGATCTCGACCGTGACGGGAACCTTCACGGCTGTTGCCGCATCGGCCACCGGCACGCTCACGGCACTCAAAAAGATCTTCACGGCGGCGACGCCGACCCGATACAGCCACACCATCGAGCAGTACGACACCGACATTACCGCGGGCGAGATCTACCTCGGCTGTCGCTTGGTCGGGATCGACCTGTCGTTCAAGCCCGGTGCCATGGCGCAGATGACGTCGCACTACCTGGGCGTCGATCGAGTCACCGAAAGTGGCTCAAGTTATTTCACGAGCCCCGCGCTGACGACCACGATCGGCCTCGTCGCGGACGATTCGTCCATTCGCTACAACGGTGCTGACGTCGCGAAGTTCACAGGCTTCGATCTCAAGTTCGCCATCACTGCGGCGGGCGTACCGATCATCGGCTCCCGCGTGACGCCGGACATCTTCGACAACAACCTCGCCGTCTCGGGAACCATCACGGCGCTGCGCTCGGACTTCTCGAACCTGACGCTCTTGGATGCCGAGACGGAGTTCGAGGTCGAGATCGTGTTGCAATCGCCGACCGGCTCGCCGCCCGACTGCTTCGGGATCTATCTCCCGCGCGTCAAAATATCAGACCTTGGCGCGGCACCGGTTGGCGGTGGTGATGGGGCCAAGATCGAAACGCTGACGCTCATGGTCGGCCCCAAGACGGCGGACACGACCCATGACGGAGGCATCGCGACGTTCTACTCGTCGGCTCTCTAACCGAGGACCGCAGCCGATGCACACTCGGCAGAGCGGGCAGGTGGATATGAGATCGATCCAGTGTCTTGCCGTGCCGTATGTCCTGCGAGGCGTACGGGCTGTGTGCCCCGGCAAGGCGCTGGACCACCCCTCGCACACAGGAGCTCGACGTGGACATCGCGACTGCACCAACCGTCACGGCGCGGGAAGATGACGGCATCACCATTGAGTTGAACGACGAGAAGAACCAACCCGCCTTCGGACTGGATGGCACGACTCGCACATCCGTCACCGTCGCAGGCACGTACTCGAAGCGCTATCGACTCGCGCAGGTCGCGAACCGCAAGACCATGCGGAAGCGCCGCGGCGTGGTGGATGATGAGACGATCGACGGGCTCGCGAAAGAGCAAATCGCGGCGTGTATCATCGCGTGGACCGGATTCGATCAAAAGGGGCAGGACTATCCACTAACGCGCGAGAACGCGCTAAACGTGCTCACCACAATGCCGTGGGTACGGGAGCAGATCGAGAACGCGATGACGGATCACGAGGCTTTTTTTTCCAAGGGGTCCGTGAGCTAATGGTCTACCTCGCCCACGAGTCGCGGCTGGCCAAGAAGGACAAAGACGGCGTGCCGTATCGCGCGCAGTTGGAAGCGAGCGCAAAGGCGGGCAATGTCTTGGCGGCCAAGCGACTCGTCGGACCTGACTTCCCCGTAGAACTCGACTACCTCATGGACTGGTCGAAGGAATTGGTGGGACGGTCGGGTGTCGGGATGGATGGCCCTGCCCCGCTCTCGTGGGCGTGTCTCACGGCATGGTCCGAGGCGACCGGGAATCAGGTGTCATCGGCGGAGGCGTCGGCGCTGATGTTGTTGGATGGCGCGATGCGACACCCCGAAGATTTCGAGGACGCTGAGTAATGGACGTCCCGAGCGCATCGCCCACGCTGAATATCAAGGTCACGCAGACGGGCGTGACCGAAGCGACAGCGGGCGTCAACCGTCTGGCTGATGCGTCCACGAACCTGTCCAAGGCGCAGCAGCAGTTGATCACGATGATGCAACAGGCCAAGGCGGAAGTCGCCTCGGGAACGATTACCAATTCCGTCTCGGCCAATGCGATGCAGCAACAGTTGGCTGGCATTCAGGCGGCAGCGGCCGCGACTGGCAATCTCGGACTGGTCGAGAAAGATCTGATAGCGACGAACGCTGCACTGGCGGCATCTTCGGCAGCGGTAACAGGTGGCGTGACGGCGGCTGGCGTGGGATTCAATACCGCGGGTGTTGGGATCGGTCGACTGCGCCAAGGGTTCGTCTCGCTCATCGCACAAGCGACGGGCACGATCCCGGTCCTCGATCGAGTGGGCGCGACGCTCGGCACGATGGCGATCGGATCCGGTCCCATCATCGCCGTCCTCGCCGCCGGTGCCGCTTTGGCGCTGATGTGGCGGAACATGACCGAGGACGCGCGGAAAGCGCAGGAAGAACAGGACAAACTTACCAAGGCGCTCCATGAGTTCCGGCTCGAGCAGGACCAGGGGCCAGCAGGCAAGTTTGGTGAAGAAATCGACGCGATGATCAAGAAGTTGAAGGAACTAAACGACACACTGAACAAGACCGACGCGTCTGGCCATCCGCCATTGATGGTCACGCTGAAGGCACTCGGCGCTGGGTTGTTTGCTGGCCTGAGTGGCGACCCGACCGCGATTGCTAGTGGGATCAGCGGCTATATCCGGAACTGGTATGCTGGCCAGTTGAAAGCAGTGGACGAAGGCACGAAGGATCTCGCCGCAGGAATCAAAGAAAAAAACAAACGGGTGAATGACGCCGCGGTTGCGGCGCTGCGCGATCAGCTTGAGGCAATGACCCAAGCAACGAAGGAGGCCGTCGCCCCGGTCAATGCAACCACTGATGCGCTCACCAAGGAAGTAGACGCGATTGACAAGGTCACGGGGAAGATCGTCGCGAACAACATCGCCCTCGACCGTCAGGCCGTCAGTCTCCAACTCATCGGCCCACTCAAAGAGAAGTACGACGCGGAGACAGTTCGTCAGCAAGCGTTAGCCGCCATCGATCTGACGCAAGGGCAGGCGTACTACAATGCCCGCGTGCAGGAGATCAACCAGGTCTACACGCTGACGGCGGCCAAGGCCGACGAGACGAAGAAGCACGAGGATGCGAATGCCGCGATTGAGATTAACAATGCGCTGGTAGCGGACGCGAATAAGGTTGGCAAGCAGAACGAGGATCAGACGAGAAGGCAGACCGACGAGTGGCTCAAGGCGCACGACGCCGCACTGAAATACAGTGAGGCGATGGACAGGATTTTGCGCGAAGGTCTCGTCAAGATCTTCGAGCATGGGCTCGGCGACTGGACGCACTTCTTCGATACGGTGCTCCAAGCGTTCACGAAGATGTTGGCTGAGATGGAGAAGAAGGCGGCTGCATCAGACCTGACGCCGGGTGGATTCCAGTACAATGCGCTTGGTGCTGCCGGGGGTGCGATTGTTGGCGGGCAAGTCGGTTATCAGGTTGGTCAGCAGGGTGGCGGCATCGAAGGCGGCATCATAGCCGGTGGGATTGCGGGATCCGCTCTAGGTCCGTGGGGTGCGATTGCCGGAGGTCTTGCTGGGGCAGCTGGAGCACTTCTCGGCGCGGCTGACGCTCACCGCCAGGCCGCCAAGGCGTTGAAGGACGCGGGCGACAGTCTAGATCAATCGCTTCTTGCGTTTGATAAAACCGGGAATACTACGGCCGATGCGCTTGCGTCCAATGCAGCAACGCTCAAAAAACTACTGGATACTGCGCGCGCCAACTATGAGGAGGCTATCGACCAGAAGGATGTCGGAGCAGTCGATCGCGCCAAAGACCAGTTCGATCTCGCGCAGGCAGAAGCAGCAAGAAATGTGCAGAAAATCTCTGACGATTTCTGGGGTGGCATTACTCAGCAACTCAATGCGCTAAAGGGTCCAGCAGGTGACTATCAAAATTCGCTCCTCGCGCTTCAGAAGACCTACGAGGATAATCTGCGGAGTGCGATGGCGCTCGGAGCGACATGGGCGCAGATGCAACCCATTATCGACCTTTACGCACAGTCACTCAAGAAGCTACAGGACGCTGAACAGCAGCGCATCCAACGCGCCGGCGAGGACATCGCCGTCCGCGGACTGAGAGCGCAGGGCTTTGGCACACAAGCCGACGCGATGGCGTTTCAGTTGCAGCAGACGCGTGAGCTGCAAGATGCCATCGCCAACGGCATGGACGCGACGACGTTGGCCCTTTTGCAGAACACGCTAGCCCTCGAGGCGACTGCCTTTGCCGCACAGCAGCTCGCAGCACAGATGCAGACTAGCCGCTCCGACATTGCCCGTGATGTGCAGGGCGGGTTCACAACGGGCGCGGCAGGACTAGAGCAAGAGCGCGCGGCGTTGGGCTTTGGTGGCCTCTCGAATGAGGACATCAAAGCGATGTATACGATCTTCACCGGGACGCCGCTCTCGCAAAGCCAAGAGGACTTGAACAACCGCATTGTCCAGTTCCTGACGGATGCCGGACAGTGGGTGCCAGCCGTCACGGCCGCTACCGACTCACTCGCGTCGGCGGTGGCAAGCGATTCCTACCAGAAAGCGTCCATTGGCACGGTCTCGTCCATCTCCGATGCCCAGGCGAACGGCGTCCTTGGCCGGCTGGACGTGTCGAATAGCTACCTCAGTTCCATCGACAGCACGCTCCGCAACTGGTTCGGCTCGGGGACCTCGCTGTCTCAATCCCCAACCGGTTTCCGCAATGCGGGCACAGTTAACAACTTTAGCTTCGTTCTTCCGAGTGGCGAACTGGATGCGATGGCCAATGCGTCGCCGACGTTCGCAGCTGCACTCGATCGGGCGAACGGGTCGGGCCTCGTGCGTGTTCGGGCGGGCGCTGGCGGGACGCGGACCTGATGCACCCGACCCTACTCCCCGGCACCATTCTAACCTTCGCGACCGACTTCGCATCGGAGGGCGGGACAGTCCTCTATCGCGTGCCGGATTGGGTCTCGATCGAGTGGCAAGAGGCGTTAGTCCAGGGCAATCGCGGCTACGCGCATCTCACGCTGCCGGTGGACTCGGTGAGCACGCAATACGCCGCGATCATGAATGTGCTGCGTATTGACCAGCCCCGCCCCTATCCGGTCGGCGGGTTCGATACCTATGAGTACCGCATCACCGAGTTGGATGACACGACCGGGCCAGTCCTTACGGTGACAGCGCAGCCATTCATCAATGAGTTCGGCCGCACGCAGATTCGCACGCTGGCAGGCGGTGGGGTCTCTAAGATTGTCACCGTTGCCCAAATGACGCCGACCGAGATTCTGGCGGACATCATTCTGCCGGCGATGGTGACGGAAGGCTACTCGAGTGTCGCGCTGGGTGCCGTGGACCCGATGGCGCGACTCACGAACACATTCACCAATGTCACACCACTGGCCATTCTGTCCTGGCTTGAGCAGCAGACGGGATTCGATGCCTACGTCACGCGGACGAGCGAAGCGTCATGGACATTGAATCTCTCGACGATCGGCGCGGCAGCGTCTCATCCGATTGCCGTTGTGGGCCGCAATGTCGTGGCATTGGATCGCTCTATCCTTGCCGACGATCAGTTCACGACACGCGTTGAGGTCGATGGCGCGACGAGACCAGGCGACACGGAGCCGAGTCGGATTGGCCAAGCGTCATGGAACGCCACTCTTGTCTCCGGGTCCACCTACACGCTGACAGATGCCGTGGGAGGGAATGGGCCGATTGGTGCGGTCAATCAGGTGACCGGCAAAACAGCGCTCATCACGTTGGACCCGGCGCATTATCCGTTGGCTATCTCGCCCAGCGCGATCGCGGTTGACTCCTCGCGACACGTCGTTTGGCTGGCACAGTCGGCGACCGGAGATCTTGTCTGGCATGATCTCACGACGGGCAATGTCGGCACGGTGACGGTCACGGGCACATCGAGCATTCTCTCACTTTCCTATGCGAGTGGTGTGGATACGCTCTATGCCGCGTGTAGTGATGCGGCAAAAATCGAGATTATCAACCCATCGACCAAGGCATCGACAGGCCACATCACGATGGCGTCCAATCCGCAACGTCTGGATTATTTCTGGCCGAACGGAAAGATGGTCTCGATCTACAACGGCGGCTTCAACGATGAGATTGTCGATACGGCAACGAATACGATCGACGGGACGCTGGCCAGTAGTGCCTTCGCCGCGGCGAAGGCGTACACGTATCACTCGGCCACCAATCGCTACTTCATGGAAGCGGCCGGATTCTCTGAACTCAATGTGTTCAATGCGACCACTCGGGCGCTGGTGTCCTCGGCCGTGAGTCTGTCGGGCAAAACGCCGGCCCAACTCTGCAACGACCCGGCCGCGTCCTCGGTCCTTGTCATCACGACCGATGGCAATGCCTGCACGATCAATCCGTCAACCTTGGCGGTCTCTGGGTTCACGGCACTATCACTCGCTGGCAGTCCGACCCCGGTCTTTGGCGTGATGCCGTTCACGTCGGCCTACGCCTTTATTGTCGCCCCGTCATCGCTGTTCCCGATTAGCCGGAGCTCGCTGGTGGTCTCCAGCACATATGGCGACATCACAGCAACGGCCGGGACGTATACGGTCGAACCTTGGAACGCGCCCCGCGATTTTCTGTGTGCCAAGACCGATACCGGCGTTCGGCGGCTTCAGCTCGCATCCACGGCCATGCCGTTCGATCCGGAGACCATTTCGGCCTGCGATGCCTCGGCGCAGACCATCACGATTCCCTCGTCCGGGTCTGGCGGTCCAGCCTATGTCCCGACCGGATCACGCATTCAGATTCGTGAGAACGCAACACTCGACTATACGACACGCTTGACGGATCCCGCCGCGCTGGCGACGTACGGGCCAGCAGACGCCTCACCAACCGGTGCGGCATACGGTCTCGTGAACTATTGGCGCGGCGGGCGAGCTGCTGATTGGCGCTCGGACGATACACTCCGCTGGCTGACGGTGCCGCTCGCCGCCTCTGCGACGAATGGCGTCCGCGGCAACCGGTGGCGAACGGCTGACCTGACGGGCCTCGGGGGTCTCTCCGTCACGCTGGCTGCGTTGTATACCGTTGGCGACCTGACATTGAGTCTGACCGGTCTTGGTGCGGGTCGGGTGCTGTCGGTCGGCGATGTCATCTCCTCGGTGAGTGCCTATCCGATCAGCGCGGCCAATATCGTCTATGTCCGTCAGCGCACGGTGGCAAATGGCAGTGGGGCCGCGACGGTCCCGATTACGCCGGGATTCACGCTGGACATCGGGTCGCCTGCCACGCTCTATGTCTATTCGCCAACCTTCACGGTCGCCGCGACCCAGGCCAGCAGTTGTCTACTCATTCCGACAACCGGATCAACGAGTAGCACCATCGTCGCGACCGCTCCTGTCCCTGTGCCGCAGATCGTGAGTGATGCTACGGCGTGGGTCGTAGCCCATGTCGAATTATGGTGCATCGATCTTCGGCCCAACAACGTGTTCCTCAAGGTCTCCACACCGTATAGCGGTGGCGCATTCTCAACCACAACGCGCCCCGCCGATACGGCAGCCGTCCAGACGGGCGAGGTGCGGGATTATTGGCTCGCCCAGCGGGTGGATCTGACCAATCCCGCTTCCGGTTTCATCACGTTTCAGATTGGCACGGACACGGCTGCGGGGTCCGGGACGCGTGGGTCGATCCTCCTGCGAAGTATGGCGGTCATTCTCTCGCCTGATTCAACGGTAAATCTGACACTGGACGTTTACGGGGCCGAAGGAGCGAATGCGCTCTGGCAACTCGGGAATACACGACTGGCGCAAGGTCGCAGTCCGACGGTGACCTATCGCTGTCAGGTGGTTGAGGACGACCCCGCTGCTTCGTTCATGCTTGGCGCCTCGACTCTGCTCCGCGACTCGGTCCGCGGCATTAGCGCCTCACCGCGGGTCGTCAGTGTGACGCGGTACGGGACTGGACCGGATGAGCCATTGCGCCAGCCGACCATTGAACTCTCGAATGCGAATGTCTCGCTCTTGCGATCCGTGCTGGCACTCCAGGAGGCGGCGTGACGCTGACCACGATCTCATTGAACGGGACGCCGATCGAGGATCTAGGACTCGACATCGCGAGTCTTGAACAGTGGCACACCATCACGGACCGGCAGTACGCCAAGGTGCAACTGCCGTTGC